TCATGTACCACTCAGAATCAGTACTAGCATCTTGATCACATCGTCCAGTACTACAGGTGGCAGGTACACACCGAACACTGCCAGTACTAACGGAATGATCACGTAGTTGTATACAACCAGGAACACCAACACGTATGCAATGTAATGTTTCCAGTTCGCGTCCTGTGCCTTACCTTCAGTCTTACTCGTAGTCACCTGACCATCACTACCAGTAGTCTGTGAATTGTCTATTTTCTTCACAACTGAGTTACCCACCAATTTACTGATCAAACCTTTGATTAACTCAATCATGTTAAGTCCTCCAATAGTTCACGAATTTTTTGCATGTGCTCTTTATCCATTCCTGCTGCGAACTTGAATTTCGCCATCAGTGCTTTATTCAAACTTCCCCACTGAGAACACAGCATACAAATTAGTGCTGATTCACAATGCAATGCTTCGGCGTATGTTGGGAAACAGGCCAGGATGCTCTTTTTATAGGTTTCACCCGCTTCGATCATTTCATTCACTGATTTACTTGAACTGGTGTAATCGTTCCAGTTCGATTGTTTACTGTCCGGCTTAATCTCTGAGATATTTTTAACTGATTTCCATACTCGTTTCTGACCGATATAGAATTCACCACTGTTCGGAAACTGGATTATATATACGAAACATGCCGTTTCTTCTGGGATGAAATCTTCATCTCTGTACCACATTGACCATTTCATTTCGTCATTTGACGCCATTTTTATCACTCCTTGATAAATAAGTTCATACAACTATTTATGAGGAAACATCAAAATGAGCATCGAAACAGACGTAATCGAGTTACTGAAAAAACTTGAGGGCACTAAACAATACCAGACCAAAATGAAGTACTTCAGAAATGGCTTTTTCCATATCTATAAAGATTCCGAAGGTTTTGAAACTATCGGGTACGGTCATCTTGTTAAGGCTAGTGAACGTAGTAAGTTCGTGAACGGAATTACAGAACAGCAAGCCGATCAATTACTGCTGGTCGATTACCAGAAGGCTAAACGTGATGCGGATTCATTCAATCTGGATTTACCAGAACGCTGGAATGCATTAGTTTCTATTCTCGTATTCCAGTTGGGTAAAGCTGGGTATTCAAAGTTCATCAAACATCTTGCAGCACTGAAGAACCACAATTACGCTACTGCAATTGCAGAACTGAAAAACAGCAAACTTTACCAACAGACCCCGAACCGTATTGATCAAATGCTGTACTGGGTTACAAACCAATAAAACAACAAAGGCCAGCTATTATGCTGGCCTTTGTTGTTTTTCATGCTGCAATTCTAAAATGGTCAATACGCGTGATAGTTTCACATCAATTTCGTTGATTTTCATCTGAACGTTTTTCAGTTCAGATTCTAATACAACCTGTTCATTTTCGATTTTATCTAAACGTTGCTTCAATAGCTTCTGCTCAGATTGTAAATCACCTATGCGACGCTCCAGAGTTTCGGTATCTTGTTTAAACTCACGATATCGTGAAAATGCAAAACCCAGTACTGCCACGGTTGCACTCACACAACCGATTAATGTTCCTGTAATCATCATACGCAAATTCCGAGAAACAGACTCAGCGTAACGATTGTCCATAATGGCAGGCCAACAGTATGCAGAGCAGCCAGACCTACTACGGCTGCTGCATAAATGCCAAATTTAATTAGTTTTTCTTTATCCATGTTATTATTCATATTACTATCCTCTCTCATGTGTACTGAGAGTATTTATTATTTTTACTCTACAAACGCCTGTTTTAACTGCACCAGGTAGTACTGAATATTCAGACCCTTAACGAATAACTTGTATACATCGATTACCTGCACCTCGTATACATCATCATAATATTGCCAGTTCACAATATCACCACGATTCAGTACTGGCATCTTGTCATCCATGAATGCAATGTTCATGAAGTCATGTCCCATGACATCTACTCCATAACCGTTAAAGTACTTAGAATCTATGAACGCCTGATTAAATGGAATATTACACATAAGTACTTCATGACCGTCTAATGTGATGTTTTCTGTTACGTCTTCACTGAAATGCTGTTGCATTAGTTTCTCCTGAATATGAATGTACCTTTCATATTATTTATCACTAACCTCCCTTTCTGTTCGGTTTCATCAAAGAAGTCATATATCATCTTGCGTTTTTTCTTCTCATATTTACCGATAATCCGTTTATCACGTTTCTTTTTCTTCAGACTGGTATCGACCAAGAATTTCTTGCCGTTCTGTTCAATTACTTTATACTTTTTACCCATCTGGGTATGCAGTCCTGCAATGTTGCCCTGTGCAGTCATGCGAGCGTTAGCAGTAGGAATAATTTTGTTAAACGTTGCCGGGTCATCTGTCAGTACTGAACGCAGATATGCAGCCTGTGAACCACGTACAATGATTTGGTTAGTCCTGATTCCATTACCATACTGAATGAAATTGAAGAATATCGCCCGTTTGGTGAAATTAACCGCCCCGCCATCGACACTATTACTGATGTCATCCTGAATCTGTTTCGATAATGCACGGCAACGTTTTGTTAATTCTGACAGAAAATCGGTGATAAACACTTTGCCCTGACTATTCAGTACTCGTACTGCATCGGCGGGAGTTGCCCCCCGCCTGAATTCTCCTGATATCATCTTAGTTTCCTTATGCTCTACCTACAATTACAGTTATATTGGCACCGTTGTACGCACCCACATTATTGTTAGAACGCTGTTCAATTGTTAATGTTACCGCTACGCCTGCTGGAATTGTCATCGTACCCGAACCTACTGCAATATCGGATGAAAGCCCTGATGCAGAAGCACTGGTGAATACAAAGCCAGCACCATTTGCATATATATTTACACCACGAATATTAGTAGTTTCCCTGGGCGGGTTGTAGTTACCGTCATAACCGCCTTTTACAGTGACCGGAACGCATGGGATTGACAGAATACGGGCAAACTGTGATTCTGCTGGAATTGTAATACCACCACTACCTAACAGGAATACACGCATAATATCGCCCTGAATGCTGTTCGCTTTCAGATTATCAATCGTACAGTTACTGAAATAGCCATTTGTGAAAGATCCGCCTGATGCATATACAGTGCCTTTAAAATAACCATTCTCCGCGTAAACGTCGCCTTTGAAATAGCCACTATCTGCGAAAACACTACCCCTGAAATAGCCGTTGTTGAAGTAACTTGTACCGTCCTTACGGATACACCAGCCCTGACCACCATTTGCAGGCCAGGCGTCATTCCAGTTGCTCGAACTAATCTGATAACCAATTTTCGCGTTATTGATTGAACCGTCCTGAATTTTACCAGTACTGATACTCGCATCGGCAATATGTGCCTGTCCAATACTGGCATTAGCAATCATTGCAGAGTTGATGTAAACGGTATTGTTCTGTACTGCAAACGGGATTACTGGGTTAGATACTGCACCAGATGTTTTAGCCGTGATAATCTTGAAATCATCAGCTACGAAATAAACAGCACTTGCTTTAGTAGCTGCGTCAGAGTAAATACCCATCCCCGCAATAGTACCATTACTGTTTACCTTGACCTCATAATGAGAGTTCACAGTATTTTTCAGTGCATCAATATTGGTAGTCATGGCAGTACTGACACTGCTGATAGAACCGTTCAGTTCAGATTTTGCCTGAGATAGTGCAGTACTTTGAGCGGTGTCTTTAGTCGCAATGGTAGTGTTAAGCGTTGCTACCTGAGCCGTGATGTTACTATTAATGCTGCTTACCTGTGCATTCAATGCTGCGGTCTGTGCAGAATCTTTAGTAGTGATGGTCTGGTTCAAAGTAGTTACTGCTGCACTGATATCACTTACGGTCTTACTGGTTAGGTTTGTGATTGCTGTAGCGTTGGCATTATCACCATCTGCGATGGCCTTATTCAGCGTAGTGACCTGTGCAGATAAATCCGCTGCTGTAGTCGCCTGTAAATTAGTGATAGCAGTGGCGTTAACTTTATCGCCATCAGTGATCAACTTTGTCGTTTTCGTTTCACTGGCACCGATCTTAGTAGTGGTATTCACGTTAGCCTGTGCTACTGCGTCGTCAATGGCAGTACTGATCTTGTCGTCCAGTTGCAGGAAATCGTTCAGTGATTGTTCATCCTGTGCTGACCAGTTAACCCTGCTCTGCAAATCAACATAGACCCCCGCCGTATAGATGATCGAATCCTGCCCGAACTCGTCATAGGCTCCAGCACGTACATAGTACTTCCCATCAGCGATAGGGAATGAATGCATGAACGGACTATTAGTACCGAACGATTTCAGGTTCTGTGTGAATGTACTGTTCGTAGCAACCTGCACCAGTACACCAGCAAAGTCAGTAGCCGATGCTTCAGGGCTGTTGTATGCAACGAAAATAGACTCATAGCCTGCGTTAGCCGTAAAGCCAGTTAAGGCCGGGCATTGTGGATTAGTCACCGTGATGCGTGCTTCGGCACTGTAGATACTGCTGTTGTGACCCCACGCAACGACACCGAAAGTACGGGTACGGCTTAGAGTATCCAGTTTGTTCATTGCATAGGTGTACGTGAACTGGTTCGCCTGGATGAAGTATGACCGCTTCTTAACCATACCAGTGTCATACACAATGATTTCGTATTTGTTGAAATACTCGCTGAACTGCTTACCATTCACGTTCAGATATGACTGATCATCCCACCCTATGATGAAATCCAGTGCATCGGTAGTCGTTGCAGTACTGCCACGGTTGATCAGATTCAGGCCAGTAATGGCAGGTAGGGTAAACGCGAAATCAGGTACAACACCGTTCTGTGTCACCTTGTCGGACACAATACCGAGGTTGTTGAATGCTGCTACTGCAAAATCGTACTGAACGCCTGTTGTAAGGCCGTATAGCTCGTAACTCAGTACGTACTGGTTCGTGCTGCCGCCATAAGTCCACGTTTGCGTACCTGTCTGACGGTAGTACACGTAGTAACCACGCAAGTACTGATCGATACTGGCTGACCATGAAAGTACTACAGTCTGCCCCTGATTAGTTGCCCCCTTCTTAACTACTGTAAGGTTTGACGGTGGTAGTACTGCTACTGGTTTCGGTAATGTTCCTTCCCAGCCATACATCGGTACGTCTACGCCTTCATAGATCCCCTGGAAGTACTCAACACATTGCAACTGAACCATACCGATACTGTCGGTATTCGTGCTAATCGATTTACCAGCTACCCTGAACAGCTTATTCTCGTAACCATGTTCCGGGAAATTAACGGTAATTACATCCCAAACGGCAATATCCCAGCCACTGTCAGTATTGAAACTAATTGTATTGTGTGAATATTTTCCTTTCAGCAATTCAATGTTAATCAGGTGTTCAACCTGATCTTTGTCATACACCCATGAATAGTCCAGGCTCTTAGCAATAATCAATCCATCACTGGTTAAAACATCACTAGCCGGAATATCAGACGGAATACGCAAAATATCATCACTATAATTGTTTGTTGTGTTCTTCCAGGTTGCATCGATGGTGTTGAAATAATCGCTGATACCACTCGTAGTACTGACAAATTCACCGAAAATTGTTGATTCGTCAAATGTCTGTACTGACAGTGCCGGAATATCTACAGTCAAATACAATTTACCACAATGAATACTGGTAATGCCGCCAAAAGTCATCAGCATTTTTTCAATGTTTGACTTATAAGTGGACTGATAATCAATAGCACCATTACTATACATTTGATAACGGGTACAGTACTGTGCTGCCGTCTGGAATGATGCAATATCAATATTACCGGGACTGACACCAAGCCCATATTCTGTATTGGTCACATAATCGTATAACTGGTTTACTGGGTTATTGCTGACGATAGTAGTACCAGACACTAAATCGTAGATTTTTTTGCCAGAACATTCAGCAGTTAATACGTAACTATCGTTAACTAACAGGTTGTCCTCTAATGATTTCTGAGTTTTTTTGATAACGGTATATACCTGTACGATCCCATTACCTTTGAATGTACTATTATTCCACTGAGAACCACCATAAGTACCTGCCAGTACTTTACCCGCCGTGTAATTAGGCTTCCCGAAATATACCTCTAACTGCAAAATATCACGGTATTTTGCATCGATACTGGTATTTGGTACTACACCTTCAACTGTAACAGGCGTTGTCAGTACTGGTTCGTCATCAAGCCAGATTTGGCTGACCTTGTTAATCTCACCTATTGCCAGGGCATGACTAGTGAACAGATACTGACTGCTGTTATTTTGTACGTTGTACCAGTTAACTATTGAACCGCATTTCACCTTTTCACCGTACAGTATGGGGATTCCCGATTGTGGGCTGGTAGAACGGCTGAGAGTAGTAGCACTGTCTGTATGAGGTGTAATACCCGGCATTTGAGAAAGCATAGAAGTTGCGACTAATGACGCTGCTCCGGCTCCGGCTCCGGCGGCGGCTGCGGCTGTGAGGCTTGCCCCGCCTGTATAAACGGATGCTGCAACCGCAACCGCCGTAACAAGAGCACCAATGATACCTGCACCTGTAATTTTACCACCCATTATTCACCCCCTACCGTACCTGCGTTAGGAGTGATCCGGTAAAATTTCCAGTCATGTAGCCAGGGCAGTACTGCAATATTGAACCCAGTACTGTCAGCATTCAGGGCAATGTACTTATTATCAAGAATTACAGAACCATGAATTCCGTTAATCATGATGTCACCGAACACTGGCTGATCGACCTGTACGCCATGTTTCTTGCAGATCTCTTCCAGTGAACCCAGTTCATGCTTAGTGAATAACTTCTGACCCGCTTTAATGGTTTTGTATTTGCCCATAGCCAGATCGGTATATGCAGTACCGCATACCTGATCGATAACTCTCAGTACCAGAATATTGCAATCATTTTGGCCTAACTGGAATTCATTACTAATAGTTTCCTGAGCAATGTTGTGAATTTTGATTATATTGTTTCTCATTTTTTATACTTCCATGTTTGCTGAGAGTTAATTTTTCCGAGTAGTGAAAAGTACGCATCATTTTTATGTGTACTTTGATGCACTGAGTTGGCGGCTAATGTGCGTTGTTGTACGTCCAGCTTCTTCCATATGCTGTTAACGTTTACTGTTAATTCGTTTTTTATATCGTCGTTATTTGATACCGATTCAAAATAATCAATATAGCCACTGAACATTAATGAATTATCCAGTACTGTAGCGTTTGCAGGATTCAGTATCGTCAGCCATAGATTAACCTGTGCGTTTTTCAGACCGCCTGATAATGCCAGTGCCTGAAATGCCTGTGATATATTACTAACTTTGAATGACATTGAATCGTTACTAATATCTTTTTGTTCACTGAATGAGCCAAAACTGTCATTAATGAAGTCTGGGAAACTGGTGTATAAATTACCGCTGATATTCAGGTCGATATAACCATCATTTAGATGTAATGCCTGAACGCCAGAACCCTGTACTGGATATATATCGACACATTTAACCGTTACGCCTAATTGCATAACTTCTGATACCGTTAGCTGAGTTTTATTACCACCTCTGGTAATGTTCCAGTACTGTAATAATGCCGGATTGGTAAACACTGCCTGATTCATTACAGTGCCTCCGTCGCTTTAACTTGTAGACTGATAATATTTGTTGATTGCAAATTCAGGTCACAGTCCACATCAATAATAAATGCCCCAGTAATGCCCTGATAACGAATTACTTCACCTGCCTGTACGTTCTGACGTAATGCCGGGAATACGGTAATGGAGGTGCCTGTATTGGCAATAATTCGATGAATTTTAGTGCTGTTCTGGAATGTAACTAACGTACCAACTTCCAGTACATTATTGTTGCAGGGAATGACCGTACCGCCTTTATTAACGGTTGCAGTACTGGATACTGTATTAAACTGATTGCCTGTATACTGGCTGTAATAACCTAAATCTGTAATGAATGGCCGTCCCTGTGAGTACTGAGCAATAAAATTGAGTACCTCTTGTCTGTCTGCCTGATTAAATTGAAGATTGAATGAAATCTGATAGTACTGAATACCTGTACTGCGTCGGATTTGTGCACCCGTCCAGCTCTTATTTGAATAGGCAGGTTCGGTACTTTGTAATTTGAAATCACTTATTTTGATATTGTTTGAAAATAAACCCATGATGTTCTCCTGATTTAAAGTATTTATCAGGAAAAGAAAAAGCCAGCGTGAATGCTGGCTTTTGGTATTACGTATTTCTGGTCTGTGCTGCTCGTACTGCCTGCATCACATTATTTGAATGCTTTTTCAGCATGGTCTGAAATTGCTGATCGGTAATTTGACCACCGCCATTAACCACTAACGGGGCATTGATTACAGTCTGACCAGTACCACTATTATCTGACTTATCCTGTTGTTTTAGGAATTGAGTCAAATCACGGTTGTTATCGTTGTTCAGAACACGTTCACCCGCTTTCAGAACCCATGTTGATTCATCATTACCACCCAGTTTAGGTACTGAATCAATACCGCTGTGTGCCTGCCCCTGAATCTGTGTACCACGTGCAGTACTGATAATTGACGCCCCTAAACTTGCTACCTGTGCATAGTTCGCAAAGTTCGCAGGCCATGGAGTAGCCATTGCGTTAGCCAGTGCTTCTTGTATTTTCATTACAATATTGGCAATCGAGATACTCTTGCCTACCACAAAAGCGGCTTGTGCGGCCTTGTTGCCCTTCCCTGCGACACCTTCGAGCATAGTACCGATATTCATTGCAGTATCGGCAAATGTCTGTATCTGCAACTGGCTATTCTGGCGTTCTACCTGTGCGGCTTTATTATTATATTTTACAGTCAAGTCGGCTTTTCGTTTTTCAAATTGCTCTTTAGAAATTAACTTGTCGGCATAAAGTTGTTCATCAACCTGAATTTCAAAATCACGCTGCTTGTATATTTCGTCCTGTTGTCTCTTGATGGCATCCTGATTACCGAAAGGATTAGTCTCATCGACCATACCAGTACGGGCATCCTGTGCAGATAGCATTTTCTGGATATGTTCAGGAGTAATATTTTGCGTATTACCAATACTCAACGTTGCAAGGTTTTCAGATAATTGTTTAGGATCGGATGCTTCCAGCATTTCTGTGATAATACGTTTACTACCCTCTAAACGTGCCTGCTCCTGACGTGTAATGATTTTGGTTTTTTGTTCTTCATTAAGATGCAAAGTACTTAACGATTCATCCAGTTTTTTACGTAGCTCGTTCTGAGTGTAGTTGTACTGTAAAACCTGTTGTTCCGCTGAGTTTTTGCCCAGTTGAGACATTACCTGATTCAGGTTAATACGTGCCTGAATTTGTTTCTGCTCAAGTTGTTTAGCGTCTGCTGCGGCTTTTTTGGCTGCATCTGCCGCTTTCTTTTCACCTTCGGGATCTTTGAGTTTATAGGGTTTAGTATTAACAGTTTTCGGTTCAGTTTTTGGTACTGTACTATTTGAGTACTGATTTTTAGCCCATTCATCAGGCAATGCGTGATGATCACCCCATGATGCAAAATCATATGCAAAACGTTTCAGGTTCCCGCCCATCTGATCGAAAGATGGTAATTTCCATTCACCAGCAAATATATTGCGTAATTCATTAAGTGCTTCAATTACAGGTAATAGTGCGTTAACTCGTAGTTCCTGGAAATTGCGATCCAACTGGGCAATATTCTGTTCATATGCTGCATATGCCTGTGCTGTTTCGGTAGTGATTCCGGCGTGCTGCTTTTCAATTGCATTGATTGCTTCAACTTCTGATTTGTACTGTCTCAGTACTGGCAGAAGTTTTGAGCTATCTGACGCGATTGATTCCATGGCATTTGTGATCTCAGCATTCGATTTACCCGCTTTTTGCAGTTCATAGAACGTCTTGATGATCATCTTAATACCGCCATCGGCATCATTTATATATTTGGTAAAGCCCTGAAGATTAACCCCCCATTTCTTGAGATCGTCGCCGAATCCGCCGGAACCCTCTCTAAAGAAATCGCCCATATGATCAAGAGCGTCTTTGTTGAAATCGCTGAATTTGTCATATTCAATATTCAGTGAACCAAATGCACCCTGTAATTTCTGTAGCTGTTCTACGGTCATACCAGAACTGTATGAAGCATCGTTCAGTACTTTAACGTAATCAGATGCTGCATTTACCTGACTGATTGTAATAGCTGTTAATGCACCGAACCCTGCACCTACTGCTAATAGTCCTGTGTTCATTCCGGCCAGCTTTCCAGTGATGTCACCGAAACCGCCAGATAATGAAGCAAGCGAACCGCCCGCCTCACGACTGAATGCATTTAAACTATTTCCGGCAGTACCTAATGCACGTTGTAGGCCAGTAGCATCACCGTTGATATTAAAAACTAATTGTTGATTGTTCCCTGCCATGTTTTAGCCTCCATTGCCAGTACTGCCAGTAATGAATTGCATCATGGCTGACTGTTTTAATTGTTGTTGTGTCAGTTGTTTTTGCTCATCTTCCTGAATACGTTCATGTACTGTTTTATTTGACAGTAAACCGTACATATCCCAGTCATTAACACTGGCATTTTTCATGCCTGCTTCGGTTAAATTACCAGAGGACATTAAGATCAAATGAGCGAGATTCGAATATTTAATGTGTTCGAACCTTGCTCCCGATGGTTCAATACTGGAATCGTAAATCATCAGATATTCAAATAATTCTGGATCTAATTTTTCCAGTTCTGATGGACTCAACCCACGTTTGTTAATTAGTTTCAGGGTAAACATCAAACGTGGATTGCTTCTTATTTTTTTTCGATCTGATCCTGAATCTGTGGCTCGTCTGCTTTAGGCCATAGTTTCATGACTTCACCGTTAATTTCAGCGACGATAAGAGCATCAATATAGTTAACATTGATTTTCCCGTCTTCGTCCACATCAGAGAAAATAGGCTGACCATCTTCATTACTGACGGTATAGAGTAAGGTACTCTTAGCATCAATGCATTTTTCAAAATTGCTGATAGCGGGTCGATGAATATGAAGTACTGCCCCATTTTTAAGGGTAACTTCATGCAGTTCAGGTTTCAGGGCTGCAAATAGAGTATGAATATCCATTATGGCAGTAATCCCTGTGCTACTGCTGCACCGTCACAGGCAAAATTGAGAGTCATATTCACGACCTTATCACGATCAGATTCGATTTTTTTCTCACTGATAAAACCGTTATATACGACGTATGACCCTGTTGTTTTGGTAGCGTCGGTGAAATAGCTGAATTTCAACTGGATACGAGTACCATTTTCAAATGCAGTGACCAATTGCTGATGTACTGCGTTATCTGGCATCCAGTTAACCTGTAATGTTACGTCTGCGTTTGTTTTACTACCTACCAGTTTACGGTTATATGAGCTATTAAAACTCACTACCTCAATCACAGTTGCAGTACTACCAGTTCCGGGGAAAGCGGCAATTTCTGGAATGTTAGAAAATGTGGTTGCTAAAGTCGGTCCGGCAGTACCGATACCTACTGTAATATTTGAACCTGTAAAAACGTCCATTGGAGTTGGCATAATGATGTCCTTATCATAGAGTTCAGTACTGGCATCCTTACCAGTACTGAGTTGTTGTTTTCTTCTTATTTATTTAGTGCTGCAATCATTGCACGTAATTCAGCAATTTCATTTTCCATCGCTTCAATTTTTGCAATTGAATGATTTAGTGCAAGTGCGGTATCCATCATAATGACGTTATTATCAAGTGCTAAGGTATCGTCTTTATCACAACGATTACCTTCATCGTCATATTCTGGTGCGGCTGGAACCAGTTTAACGTACTCGCTATCAATATCGCGTAATGCGTCCTGTGCAATAATACCACGGCGTTCACGCTCCATCGGATCAAAGTTATATTTGAATGTGCATGGTTTCAGCTTTTTGATATTTTCATAGGATGCTTTACCGTCATCATAATTAATATCATGTTTCAATGTTGCGTCAGATGTTGCTGCTTTCTGATACGTGTAATTGCCACCAAAGCCACCATCGCCACTCGCCGAAGTAACCAGATCCCCCTGAACGGGCGTAAAGTACCAATAACGCGTTTTGGCACCATTATCCCCAAACTGGGTCATTGCGGTATTACCCCAGCTCGCCGTACCATTACCGACATTTCCCCACATTGTTCGCAGGTTATAGCCCCCGCCGTGCTGATACCCCCATGAAATCCCCGCTATAGCACCATTCCCCGGAGTGTCTATTGCTGTATCCGCGAAATAGGCGGCATAGTGAGGCTGGGCTGAGTTCCACCACGAGTTCACAGCAGGACTGCCCATAAACATACGTCCCGAAAATTGCACGTTGCCGTTGGACATAAAATCAAAATATCGTGATTGTGCCGTATCGGTTACACCACCTGTCTGGTTCACAAACAGACGAGCTATAGAGTAATCCCACTCAATACGTTTAATTGATTGCAAATAAGCGGATGTTTTTTCAACACCATTTACTGTGTACAGTGATTTTAATCGACCACCATAAACAGTACTGCCAGTACCCGGTAAGGTTGCATCATTATCTGTAGCTGTAAGATGTGATGTAGTAAGGTCGCCTGTACTGGATAACGTCATAGCATCAGTAGTATCAGTTGTTCCGGTTGCAATCCTGTATGTCGTTCCCTGAACAGTTTCATGGAATGTAGCATCACCTGTACCACCACGGAATTTACGCAGATATGATTTATTACCTGCCGCACCGGAACTTAACGCAGTATAACAATATGTCGTCTGTGTAACCCCGTCCTGAACAATACTGTTACTTGTGGTCAGAGTACCTGTAACTGCTAAAGTACTTGATACACCTACTGCACCAGAGAATGTACCACCAGATTTAGGCATACCACCGAGAGTACTCAACGCTGCACTTGCTGAGGTGCTACCAGTCCCCCCCTGGGAAATACTGAGAGCAGTAGTCAATCCAGTTAGACTTGTAATATCACTATTTGCTCCAGAGGATGCACTACCTGAAACATCGGTATTCGTAAGTACTATATTACTTGTTAGAGATTTACCATTAATTGTTAATGATGTTGGTACTGTGCCTGCGATATCTGATTGAGCTAAAACGATATCACTTGAAAGCACTTTGTTGTTGACTTTTCGCGTTTGGGGTACTAACGGTATTGTTAACCCGGTAAGAGATTTAATATTACTGTTTACACCGTTAATATCGGTGTATGCATACATCCCCCATGCACCCCATGAAATAACACCTGAACCGTTTGAATACCCGGTGCGTGTATACAAGTCGTTCGTGTTATACCTGTAGTACATTTGCGTACAGCTTTTAACGTGAGTTGCCGAGTTTTGCAGTACTACTAATGTCCCAGCAAATTGTACTGGATAATTCAGTAGTGCTGTTGCGTTAGCATTTAGTGTTTGCTGATAATAACCCTGTACAGTACCGTCTAAATCGTTCAGGTCAGTACCTACTGGGATAATTCCACGACTAGGTAATGCACCTACATCATCTGCATTTAACGTGATGTCACTGGCTAATGAAATCCCATTTAATTTACGGGTATTAGGTACTGCTGACACGTCATCGGCATCTAATACGATATTTGCAGAAAGCGGTTTCGAGTTCACTGTTACAGTTTTCGCTACCCCGCCGAGGTTTGAGAGTGCAGTACTTGCTACGGTTGCCCCAGTACCCCCACCAGAAATTGGTATTGCTGTAGTCAGTCCAGTAAGAGACTTGATAGTACTGTTCACACCTGCACTGTTGATATTTGCAGTACGAACCCATGCAGACCAGGTAACAACACCACTGCTATTACTTGTGCCAGTCCTGTTCCAGATGTCATCACTACTGGCAGGGTAATAAACCTGAGTACAACTGTTCGCGTGAGTTACGCCACTCTTCAGAACAAACAATGTACCACCTACGGCAACCGGATAACCTAAAGCCGTTGTTGCGTTAGCAGTTACTGGTTGCTCATATAATCCAAATACAGACCCGTTCAGAGTATTCAGGTTCGTGCCTGCCACGATGGTTCCGTAGTACGGCATTGCTGATACATCCAGGGCACCCAGTACTAAATCATCGCTGAGTACTTGCCCGTTGATCGTTCTTGTCGTTGGTACTGCTGATACGTCTGCTGCGTTCAGAACAATGTTGGTACTTAAAGGCTTAGAGTTCACGGTTACGGTTTTAGCAACACCGCCCAGGTTACTGAGTGCAGTTGCAGCAACGTTTGACCCAGTACCGCCCTGTGCGACACTAAGTGCAGTGGTTAAGCCCGTGATACTTGTAATATCTGAGTTAGCACCTGATTTAGCACTACCGGAAATGTCAGTATTTGAAAGTACTACGTTTGATGAAAGTGGCTTCCCGTTGACAGTAGTTGTTTGTGGAACACCATTAAGGTTTTGCAGTGCCTGTGTATTCGTAACTGCCCCTGTGCCGCCAGAACTGACCGGTAATGCAGTACTGAGTGTTGCAGATGAAGCGTTAAGACCACCAGTAATCGTCAGGTTGCCAGTACTGGAAAGTGTCAGAGCATCAGAACTATCAGTACTGGCACCAGTGGCTAATCGGTAGTTACCTGCCTGGACGGTTTCATGGAAGATTGTGTCACCAGTACCGCCACGCATTTTACGCAAATAAGATTTAGTACCTGCTGCGGCTGCGGATAGTGATGTATGACCATAAGTTGCTGCTGCAACACCGTCCTGATTAATTGCCCCGTTGACAGTTGCTCCACCAGTTAAAGTACTGGCACCTGTCACGGCTAAAGTACTGGATAGTGATAATGTTGTTCCTGCCAGGCCACCTGTCAGAGTACCGCCCGTCTTTGGTAGACCATTCAGGTTACTGAGTGCTGTTGCGGCTACAGAACTACCAGTACCACCATTTGATACAGGCAGGATTCCTGAAACGCCCTGTGTTGCACCTGCGTTAAGTACTGGTTTATTAGCTGTGCTGTATACCTGATCGTATACGGTACTATCAGTATTCTTAATGTACAGACGTGGAGTACCTGATTCAGTAACGACCATCTGTGCTTTACTCATACCACCACCATCTACAAGGCCAACACCAAGTAGATCAACACCGCCAGGATTCATCGTATTTGTAATTGGTACTTTAATGAATGAATTACCGCCGTCAGATTCATAATGCGGTACGGTAATACCATCAGCACCTACCCCAAAATTACCCAGTACTAATGGGAATTGATCATCAATCGTTCCCTGACGAACGATAGAATCAGGCGTAAAAGTCCAGGTACGCCCGTATACTTTATTAATGTCTGCGTCATCCTTTTGTGCAGTAATACGCCCATTAAGAATAATGTAGTTCTGGCGTAGTGATGTCTGGCTTTCATAAAGACTGAACTTCAACTGAAATGAACGATTTACAGCGTATGCATTGCTGAGGAACATATGACCTGTATTTGTTGGTACATAATTTACTACAATGCTGATGTTGCTGATTTTAAGACCACCAGTGATGATGCTAGTAAATTCCTGATCATATGTTTCTATTGTTTGTGTGGTACTGTTGATTTTAACTTCTGGAAATGCAGCCAGGTTATCAATAATCGTATAGATAGATGTTGGGTATGTATTATTCAGATCAGTACTGTATGATAGCAACGTGCGGTTGCCGAGCATGATTCCTGCCATTATTGTTATTCTCCATTATTTGTTGCACGTGCAATGTAATTAATCTGGCACGTTGTCATAATGGTATTTATGGCTGTATCCGGGTCGGTATCATCGACTACTGAGAGTAGTTTCAATGAACTAACATTAATGCCCTTCTCTAACAGGCCAGCAACTAATTCAGTACTGAATAATACTGAATGTACTGAATCCATTGTTTGTTGTGCTTTTGATTCACTCTGCGATGTAATCAGCACATCCATTGTCATCATTACAGAATGTCTAGTACTGTATTCCAGTTGTTCGTATTGTTCGGTTACATTGCTGATCATCAGAATGTAATCATTGGATGACTGACTGTTAGTTTTGGCGGCTTTGCGTACTTTCAAACCATTAGATGCAAAAAGGCTTGATACATGATTTTTAATAGTTGAAATATTCATGTGATCAAGCCTCTCTGTAATATACGTTACACAGGCCGGATAGATCATCTACGATATTGAATACCTCATTCTGAACATTATTCAGTACAAAGGAATCATCATAGGTGATCTGGTCACGGCGGCATGTAAAGTAGTTTTCTGTTGTTTGTATCAGTCCTTCGGTAGTTTGAATTGCTATTTCGGACTGTTCGAAAATGGCAGTAATAGTACTGCCATTGTCTAGTACTAAAGGTTCGCCAAAACTGTTAATCAGAGCATCCATACATTGCGTATTAAATGCTCTCATCGGATTAGGCCAGTTTGATAATACGGAAGGCTTCAGGCACAAGTACTGCAAAGTCCAGATCTGCCCATACACGAGCGATAACAGAACCGCGATTACGGTTAGTGGTATCGTCCATATCCAGCTCCAGAGAGTCACCCCACTGTGCAATAGCCAGTTTGGAGAAGTCACCGAGAATAATGAAGTCCTGACCAGCCAGTACTTTAGAGTCATAGGCAGGTACACCACACAGATCGCCATCGTCGAACAAATATACGGCAGAACTGTTATTGCCACGTAAAGTACTACGCAGAGTTGCTTTGGTCTGTGGTGACATTACGGCTGCGATAGAACCGAAAGATACGCCAGCGTCACCGAGTTGGCCTTGTGCTGCTACGATGTCTGCATAAGTATAAGCATCTACAGTTTCAACGTTACCTTTTGCGACGATTGCATCTACGATGCCTTTCAGGATCAGGGCTTCCAGACGTTCAGCAGAACCGGCAACAATGGCCTGACTAACGATCTGTTCTACCTGTGGGCAGGATTTAACTACTGAACGGGATAGAGGTACGGAACCGGTGAAAGTTTTAGGCTTCAGTACTACAGATTCGAAATTAGCATCAACTTCTGGAGATACACCATTCTCAGAAATAAAGCCGAAACCTGCGGTGAAATCACCAGCCAGTTTAGGTACTGCAATTTCAGAAGTCAGTCCGGTAAACATCTGTACTGGGAAATTCTTAAGAACAGATTCAGCACGCAGAATATCCACGAAAGAGCCGTACAGATGTTCTGTACTGATAACGTCTTTTGCAGTAGTGGTAGTTACACCAGCACGTACAGCCTGTGCAAAATCAGCGTTAGCAACTACTGCACCGTTTTTGCCGGATGGCAGAGATTTGTCACCGTCCATAATGGAACGGATCAGAGTGTTTAGAGAGAATTCCATTTTATCATCCTTGATAATGGGTTTATTTTTAATTTGTTGGCGAAACGCATCAATGCTTAAGCCGGATTTAATTGCTGAATTCGTAATTTCAGAGTGGATATTGAATGCACGCGAGATTGCGGTAATTTCGGCAATACGTTTTTGATCTTCTTCGGCCTGTTCTGCTGGTTCTTCCTGAACCTGTTCCTGAACGGCTGAATCATTATTTTCAGTTTCTGGTTCTGGCTGCTCGCCATCTCCAGTACTGTCATTACTATTTATCGTTTCCTCTTCGGAATTGATTTCGGGATCAGACTCAGTAGCAGTAGTAGTACTTTCAGTATTTTCATCGGGTTCATTTTCAGTTTCCTCGTTACGTTCCTCTTGTTCGGATGGCTGTTCGTCTTTATTTTCGGGTTCAGGTACTTCTGGTTCCTGCTCTTCTTCAAGAGAACGCCCTACTCCGACTAGATCATCAGCAGGCACGGATACAGTACTGATCTCAAATGGGGTCCACTTAGTAATTAAGAGGTTTTCACCTTCAATACGATATTCGTCGATTGAGTACCCAACTGAAACTTTGGTCAGTGTACCTTCACGTACCATTTCATATTTTTCAGCACCCATACCAACAGAACTAAAACGTACTAATGCACGTCCTACACGGTCTGGATCAATAGTGGCTGATTCGACTACACCGATATGATTATCAAAGTCATGATTGAAAAGTAGAGCGGCTTTATTTTGCAGTCTTGATAGGTCTACGTTTTCAGGATTATGCAGAAGAATTTCATTATATTCCTGACCACCGATAGTACGTACTACAGGATTTTCAGAACTGAAAGCTAACAGTACTGTACGGTCGTTATTATCAGAGAGTACGTCACTCGATAACGTCATCTCCCGTTTTTGGTTCTTGAATTTCATTTGAACTGTCCTTGTTCATTGTTTCTGTTTTATTTATCTCCGCTTCTCGTTTAAGTTCTTCAAATACGTGCTGAGGCTCCATGCCTAAATCACGGATAATTTGGGACTTACTTTTGACTCCCATTTCTAATAGTACTTGCTCGTACTGAGCATCTTTATTAGGATCAAGCGAGACTTGCTTAACTGTAATGAAAGTACTGTTCGCGATATTCTCAAAGTTCGTGAAACTAAGTTCTTTAAGTTCAGATACCATGATTCGTTTAATAAATTCACGGTAGATAGGTTTGAGTACTTTCGAAATGAGTAGATTAGAACGAGTTTTAAACCCTTCACGACTGATACGGTCTGCCATTTTTGCAGCACTGAATGACGCGTTTTGTGTATCGCCAGTTAACATGGATTTTGGAACGGAAAGACCAGTACTGATAGTTGTTAGAACAGCGTCTGAAAACTCAGTAATTTTGTCTGTACCTGCCTGCGGGTTCAGAGTCTGGATCTGCTGCCCTGGGGCCAGTTCTTTAATACTGCCCGGTTCAAAGTACTCTACAAATTCACGTTCTGGATTTTCACCGTCTAAGAGTTCATCCTGATTGTTGTCAGTATTGGTAATAAACCCCATAGCTGAACTTGCGATCTTTTTCTGTAGGACTGCCGCTTCGTTATAACTGTTGAAATCTTCCAGGGTCTTCATGACTGCAATACAGTCCGGGAAACCTCGTTCCTGTCCTGGGAATTCTGGGATGAAGTAATGCAGAATCTCACTGGCTGGTACACGTTGAGTACTGTTCGTCTGGATGGTGTAATTCAGCGGGTTAATATCGGCTACGTGATAGGCCAGTACCCGACCATGTTGATCACGTTCAATACCATTGCTGATGTACGAACCGTTTTTCAGTAACTCGTTTTTAGTACTGGGAATACGGCTTGCATCGATGATTGATACCTGTAGTTCATCACCGTCTGTATGCAGTCGAACAAAACATTCACCATCGGTAGCTCTTGCACGCTCTACCAGTTGTTGAAAGATGTCGAATGACAGAGAACCATCAGTACTAAAGCGGTTTGCATCTGATGCCCACTCGTAAAACAGCTTGTCTAAGCGATCTGCCAGTACTGGATCGGTTTGACCATCGAGGCCAATCGGTGAAGGTCGAACGGTGATACCGTCTGCCCCTGCCACTGTGCCAGAACTCAGTGATACGTATCGACGTGCATACGGGTTTTGCAGTACCAGTGAACGGCTTGCATCACGTAGCGATGTCAGAGACTGTCTCAGTACCGCATTGATGTTTACGTTCTGAACACCAGTACCGTAAGAGCCAATAATCTTTGTTGGTAGTCCAGTTAGTGAACGTGTCTGAGATTTGAATTCGGTACTTGTCGATTGATATTTGCGGGGTTGCACTGTTTTAGGTTTTGGTAGTACTGCGGGTTGTTCATTTTGCCGTTTGTTAAAAGGCCACATTCCGTGTGATCTCCATTATTAGCGGCAATGAATAGTACTTTTGAAAAAGCCCTTATTGCCTGTAGTTAGTTTGCGTTTCAGGTCGTTGACCTGTTTAGTGATACTGTTTTTCAGACTGATCAATGTATTCAGGTCTTCATGTACCAGTGTTTTATTGTTGATAGTCAGAGTACTGGTATCGCCGTTAATTCGTGCTGTGATGATTTTATTAATATCATCAAGCTGTGATTGCAGTTCTGTTAATCGGTCTGTCTGTGCCATCGGGTCAATGACGGTTACAGTACTAATACGTATACTCAGCTCACCATTGTTGTTATATACGACTGAGTAATAACCCGGTTTCCATTGTGAGGAATCGATAGTTACCGTTTCAGTATCGTTCTCTGTGTTGTGTGTGAATAACGTATCAGTACTGTTTCCGATTTTTAATGTTGTATTAGGCTGTAGTACTTCGTGAAGTACTTCACCGATATAGATTTTATCTTTCATGTTTATTTATCCTTAGCCGAACCATGATTTACCAATACTTTTGGCTTTTGGTTTAGTGTATTTATTATTTGGTTCGGTAGGCTTGACGGGTTTAGTAGATTCAGTACTGGAAGTTTGTTCATCGGTTCGTTTACTACTTCTGTACTCTCGTAATTTCTTGAATGGCAATCCACCTAATTTACTCAATGCCAGTTTCATCATGCATAGGCTGTAGACCAGCGTATCAAGTGCCTCATTACGACGGCCTGTAATCTGCTTCCATCGAACACCACTACCTGAACGTTCTAGGTTCTCTGCTGTGACCTGTTCGAAATAGTCATCAGGCAAATCGTGTGCGAAACGTAGCGTAAGTGGTGCATCTGTTTTACCTGCTACTGCATTGTTTAACAGACTGCGTACCCAGTTCTTACCCTCATGTACGTTCAGCATGTAGAACTGACGGCCTTCTGAGGTACTGCGTTTGAACAAGTCGCCTTTGGTATTCGAGCTGCCCTTGATCATTTCGAACTTCTTATACTGCTGACAGAAACTGTGTACCGTCTGCATTGCTCGTCCGTTACCACCATCAACGGCAACTTTCAGTACTGGCAAATCTCGCCCGGATACTGTTTTGAAACGTTGATTACAGAATGCAGCAAGGTCTGTATAAGCCTTTGCCCCTTTGATTTCACAGTTAGGACTGTAGAAATAACGATGACCCAGTACAAATAGTTCTGTTTCGTTAAAACCTAATACTGTTGCTTCAAGTCGGTCTAATTGCTGGTCACAGCCTACGACAATACCCAGTACTGAATCTGGTATATGTGACAGGTCGAATGAATCATCACGTAAATTCTCTAATGCTAAATCGTCAATTTCTTCTTGAAGGTCTGAGTAATGAAGTCCGAGTACTGTATTGTAAAAGGACTGGTAGTTATATTCGAACCAGGCTAATTCAAACTCTTTAGCAATAGCCTGAATAGTACTGTTCGGTGAATACAGACGGTTAATATAGAAACCTGCTGTATCAGTTACAGATGGGTTCAGTGCTATCCAACGTCCGGTACTGACCATCTTAATACGCTGTGATTCTGTTATTTCTTCCTGGCATTCTGGACAATGTAATTTTGCATTACTGGCATCGGGAATATCCCGCTTGCCGTTCTTCTTCCAGTCAAAGCGTACATTCTCCCATTTCAACGTGTGTTCATGCTGGCAGTGAATACATTTAACAAAGAACTCACGTTGATCTGAATTCTGATATTCAACGTCGATTGCATCGCCTGAAAAAGTTGGAGTACTTGAAATAAGTATTTTGGCTTCCTGGCCGAAATCAGTTGCACGTTGTTCAGCAAGGCGGATAGGGTTCCCTTCTGGTGAGTTCTGGTCTATTGCAGATACTTCATCAAGTATGATTCGTTTGAGTGTTTTACCTCGTAATGCTTTTGCACTGCCGAGAGTCATGAAATACAGGAAACTACCATCCTTCAGTTCAGTCTGTTGTTGGTTGTTTGCTTTGGTCTTGTCGTTCTTATCTGTAACTAACTCTGATAGTACTGGCACCTGCTCGATTGTTTTATCTATTTTGGCAGACTTCCATTGCTTCAATTCTGTAAGCGAGCTTTGAGCAATACCAATATTACTGGAATCAGTACCTATCCAGTAAAACAATGCTGAGTTTAATAAAGTTGTTTTTGCAATCTGAGCACTAGTTTTATAAACCACTTTGCGGTACTGGTCTGATTCGATAATATCCAGCATTTCACGCTGAAATGAGTAGAGCTTTAATTTTTGTCCGGCTGCTGCACCATCAGGGAGTACTAGATTTTGTTCAGCCCATTCACTGGGCTTTAACTTCTGTGGAGGTTTGATTATCTGTACTGCATTTTTCAGTACTGTCAGTGTTCTGTTCATCGGTGGCATCCTTGCCTTGTTCATTATCCTCGAATTTCATATCGCCAATTTTATTCAGCATTTCATCAATTCTGGCCTGCAATACTCGTTTAACTTTCAGTACTGAATCTTGTTCGAAAACTTCATGTTGAATTCTGTTCGGTAGTGAACGGATATAGTCACGAAATGTTTTGAAATACTGGGTAAGTTCTCTGTGTACTTCATCGGCTGGGATCAACTGTTCAGTACGGGAAAGTACTTCCGCCTCTGCTAAATCTGCTTCCGCCCGCATTTTACGCAACCGTTCTAAATCGATTTGTTCTCGTATATCTGTTTGTCGTAATGGAATAAGAACATGATCAATTATCCATTGCCTTGTTTCATCTTCATTGCTTAAGGGCATTCCCTTTGCTTTCCACTGTCGTACAGTACTTTCATCGTAACCGTACTGTTTTGCTATTGATCTCTGACTAATCATTATTAATAACCCTAATTATTTGTTAAAGTATTTATCATTTTTGCCGATATATCTATATCGAAACTGAGGGTATTGATATGACTGATAGAGCTGATTCAGTAACTGTTAAAACTATAATGGATGAATTTTTAAAAGATGAAGGGGTAAGATCTAGATTAAGAATGATTCTTAAACGTAACAGAAATGATTGGGAGAAATGGTTACAGGTTGAACTTGAATATTTTATCTCCCAAACACCTGGCACCCAAGTCGAGAGAGAAGTTTTAGCATTTCCAGATAATAGAAAATTACGTGAACAGTATAGTATGTTCATAGACTTAGCATTTCGCAGGAAACGAACACGCACAAACTCATATATTTTTCTTGAACTCAAATGTTCAAGAAACCCTCAAACATTAATTAATGGCTTTGAAAAAGACGTTAAAAAACTACTTGCACTCAAGAAATGCTTATTAGGTACTCGATCATTTTGGTGTGTAGGATTTCATCTTAATTGCACGCCTAACAGTGTTGAAAAAATTGAAAGATTTGTAAAAGAATGGCACTACGGATTTAGTAAAGTGATCAAACTTTGCGATTGCGGAGATGAGATAGAATGCTTATGTCAAGATAATAAAATTGGGTTTGCAGTTATATAATTTGCGGTGCGGGTCAGATCAAAAAGTGGGTATACACATAAAAGATCGGCCTGCCGAAACTACGCGAGGCTTGCCCCGTCCGGGAGTACCTTTTAATGCATCTGTATCGCTCTGTATGCTTCTGTACTGAATGAAACGCGTCCGTGCGTGGATATTTCTAGCGTTGTACCTTGAGTGATACAGGCTGTTCTGAGAGGTACTCCAAATAGTAATCACGGATTGCAATGATTTCGTCTTTGTAGAACGTATGGTTAACACCAGAATAAAGTTCTTGTACTGTCTGCCAATACTCAACATTCATAAACTCTTTTGCGACAGTCAATAACAGGCAACATGCTTTACCCAATTGTATAGCGGTTGCTTCTTCCGAACCTTGTTCAAAGTTCGAAATGTCAGCTAATGCTTTGTGTGTGAGTTTGATGCTTTCATTATCAGACAATGATTCAAATGCGTGGGTATCGTCTGCGATATCCCTAGTAACATTCCTTGAGTTATACATTGTATTCCTAATTAATTATTTTTTGTTGTATTTGTGTTACGTATGCTTGATGAATTTCTCTGTGCACTAAGCAATAAAGTACAGCATAGAGTGCATGATTAGATCGGATCTTTCAAATAGTCATCTCTCAATGCCAGTACTTCCATTTTTAATGACCCAGGCTCAACACCAGCATACAGATCTTCAATCGTTTTCCAATGTTGATGGTTTGCGTATTCATCGGATAGGGACACTAGAAGACAACATACACAACCTAATTCCAATGAATTTGGTTGTAATGTACCGTTTTCGAATTCAGATATCATTGATAATGCGGCATTAATGCGTTTGATGAGTTCTTCAGTACTCATTGACTCATATAGTTGGGTTTCACGTGCAATTGAATGAATCACAAAACTCACGCTTCTCATCTGGTCTGACCTTAACAAATTTGTTATCAGAAACTTTACTCGGGTTTTCACTAACTGCAATACTGTATGAATATACAGTGTTATGGAGTTTACATCATGGGTAACAAAGACGGCTTCGATCCATCAATCACCAGTGGTATTCAGCGGTTCGTACATCTGGGTCAGTGGGGTACAGTGTGCTACTGGGGATCATCGTTAGAAGAGTACAGGATAGGTGATCGTGTGTTCTTCCAGAATCAGTACAGGCAGTACTGGCTAGGCCAGATTCAACATGATTGTTTCGTTCTGCTATACCCTGAACCGCTTGATAGAGTACTGGATGGTTTGAGCTATCTGAACTCTGTACACCGTATGCACCAGATGCATGACGAGGAGGATTGGTTCTGCGACCAGGGTGAACTGCCCTTCTGATTGAATATCACGGTTCAGTACTGTTCAGCAGTGCCAGCGGTAATCGGGGCAATAGAGCAGTACTAGACCCTGCATCATATTCTGTTGTTCAGGTTCGGGATGGCTAAAGTTGATATGGAGTATTTCGCTATATTCGTCGTACTTCATATCTAGCTTGATCAGTGGCTCTGTATCGATGACGGCTAGTAGTTCCTGAACCATTTCAAAATACAGTTCAGTACTGCCATATAGCGGAAGATGGATTGATGTTCTCATAGGGTAATTACTCATGTGTGTTTGAGTATTTACCCCATGATTAAAACATTGCTTTATTTGTTAATGTGTTGAGCAATATTTTTTGCAACCTGTACTGCTATGTCATCCCAGGCACTTTCGAGTGTACCTGTCTGGCTTGTACCGCCGATAACAGGATCTTTTTTATGTGACGTGAACTGTTGAGACCAGGTTTGACCGTTCAAATTGAACGTCGCATTAAACGATACAGTACCAACGTCGATTGCTGGCGTGATGTTGAACATCCCGGCTGAATATTCGAAACCGGAACGGGCTTCGATTACTGTGATGGTTAGTTTCTGTCCAGCAGGATTAACATCAGCAAATGTGGATACAGCCTCCTCTATACGTGAAGAAAGTGCAACTCCAGTTGGTACGCGTGTACGAGAACCACCACCGACAAAACCATCAGCACCCTGAATATCAATACGTTGTGGGAAATCAGCAGGATTCCATACGATAGAGAGTTTCGGCTTTTCACCCTGGATATGAACTGATTTCATTTCTGAAACTGAGGGATACGACAGGCGATTATTGAACGGTAAACTTACTGCACATCCTGATAGCCCTACCGCCACTGCAAAAACCGCCAACAACTTTACCGGCTTAAACATTCATTTTTTCCTTAATTATTTACTGGATAAGAATAAGCGGCTGATATATTAAGAATTTTCTGATTCCCATGCAAGTTACGATTCTTTGCCAGTACTGAATGAGGATGACAGATTAGGGTTCAGTACTGGCATGATTGAATTCTACAGTGGCGTAACTTTTACATGGACACCACTTCCACGCTAACGCGTACTCCACGTTCATAACGTACCAAAAAATGGTACGCCTTATCGCATGTGACGTTTAACGTTGTCTCGCTTGAGAACCAGCTCGTTTCTGTCTTAATGCTATTCACAGTGTCACATTGATAGCCGGATAGTGTTATTTCTCGCTGTGCCTTCTCAAAATCTTCTTTCTGGGCTTTGTCATCAGCGGCAAAAGCTGTGATTGAAACCAACAGTAAACCTAACCCAATCATTTTTATCATTAAAATTCTCCAGCATCCCGTGGTTGCGTATCCGTTGCAAAAAAGTTCACAACTTTATCGATCGGTCAAAACGATCATATAAATCTAACCAATAGGAAATAACGATCAATATTTAAGACACTTCCCCTACCACTTTTGGTAGTTAAGGCTTAGTGAGAACTCAAGTTTTTTTGCAACAGAACGGTATTCTGGTATCGGCTGGGGTGGGTTTTCGGAAGAATGGCTTGATGCAGAGCGGCGTATACAACATGCAATAGATCGTTTAGTACTGTTCTTACCCACTATTTTTAGTAGGGATAAAATTCCTTCATCCATTGAAAGCGAAATGACATAATGTTATCGAGCTTGGAGTTTTTGCATTTTCCAAATCAGGGTCTAAAAAGTATATTTTTATTTGCACTGTATAATATAGTATTCCGTTCACGCACAATCATAATTTATGGGTTCAATATGCTCACTATCTTAGCGATTCTTATCGTAGGTTTTGGAATAAGAATCTACTATGTAAAAAGTAAAATAAAAGCACAGCATCAAAAAAAAGTAGAACTTGAAAAAGAAATCAGGCAGCACTGTTATAATATTGGTTTAACGTCAGAACAGGTGACATCAATTTCATTTGATAGCACATTAATGTCAAAAATTAACGACCAATCGCTCCGTTATACAAGTCACGGCGGTAAATGGTTCGGTAAAACCAGAGCAAATGCAGTAGCGATTTTGATAAAAGAACATTATGACGCTCTTGAGTCAAAACAAATATCCATGAAACTGATTAAATGGGCAACCGAATTTAACCTTCAACAATTCGGTAATTTAATTCACGAACTTGATTATAAATTAAATATACACACTATCAAACCAGTTACCATTAAAAGTATATTTGCCCTGGAAAGACTCTTAACAGATCTATGGGGACCATTACCGCCAGGCAAACAACTATACTTACCAGAAGTTATTAAAGACCTGCCCAACCTTAATACGATATGCTATGGTTCTGATAACCCTGGTTATAGATTTCACACTCCAATCAAGAATGATTTTAAATTACTCAGTCAGTGTAAACATATAAAAAATATTTGCATTTATTACTTACCACAATTTAACCCTGACTGGGTTTTTGATCTAACCCATCTTGAGGGTATTGATCTTCAAGGCAATTGTTATAAAACCATTCCTGAAAAAATATTCTTGTTACCTAATTTGAAAGAGTTATTAATCGCTGAAAATAGCGACTTCGATATATCATTGGAAATACCAGACTCGATAAGCAACTGTAAAAACCTGTCTACTATAAATCTTTTTTTTGGGCCTGAACTGAATAATATTTCAAATGAAATTTTGAAACTTGAAAATCTCACTGAATTTCAGGCCACAATGACTGAAGAACTTCTTAAATCAGATATTGTTTCACAACTTGAGCAAATGATAACTTCAAGGGGAGGGAAGTTTGAAGTTATGAAAAAAAATAAAATCAAATGACATATTTAAATAACCATTACTATCATTATTGAAGGCGAAACTGGCAGTACTCATAGTACTGTCACATCCTCTGCCAGTACTGAACCCCATAACAAACCCCACAATTGTTCAGTACTGGCAGGGATGACACTGTATCATGATAGTACTCACATCGTAACGACTGGATTTATGTTAGATCATGTACCAGTACTGTGCAGTAGGATAGAATCTACCAATAAACAATAACTAGCGGTTTAACGTATGAACAACGCTGTACCTTCCGTCTTGTACAAATATAAATCATTCAGCATTAACAGCTTGGACTCACTGATTAACGATACTGTTTACCTAGCTGATCCTGTTTCGTTTAATGATCCTTTTGACTGTCAACCATCTGTGGTGGATGACTTAAAGGATATTGATGCATTACGCGATATAGCAACTGAGCTGATTTTTGATACACAATCTCGTGATTTTGTTTCTTCCCGCAATGAAGTCATGAAATATATTGAATATAAGTATTATTTGAAGAATCCTTTTTCAATTGAAGAATATGATGATGATATGTTCATTGATGAATTCGAACTATTAACGATATATAAAAAATCCGAATACAAAAAATTCCAAGAGGCTGAAAAAACATTCTTACTTGGTGATATCTACACGAATTTAAGGCTTATGGAAGATTGTACTGAAACAAATTCTGATAGAACTTCAGACATAGAAATGTATAACGCCTTGATCAATAAAGAGCTCGTCAAGAGCCGTAATAAAGGTGTGCTTTCTTTAGCAAAGAATCATGACTGCCCTTTGATGTGGGCTCACTACGCTGAAGATCATCAGGGGTTCTGTTGTGGTTATCGTTTACCTGGTGAGCCTGAAGAGTTCGCAGATGAACATAATATTAAAGCAGTTGATTATGAAGGTGAACGTAGGGTACTAACAAGTCAGCTCTATCAACTTGTTAAAAATTTAGAAAATATCAAGAATACTGTTGATGATACCATTTTCTATGTAAAAGCTGAGAACTGGCTATACGAACACGAATACCGCATGATCGGCAAACCGGGTTTACGTAGATCCCCCTTCATTCTAGAAAGCATCTATTTCGGGCTGCGTTGCAAAGATAGCGTTAAGTTCAGCATTATGTCTGCTTTAGCTAGTCGTGACAGTACTGTTAACTTTTATCAAATGACAGAGGTCAAAGGTACTTTCAAACTGGAAGCGAAACAAATCTCTTTGCCTAATCTTCCGAGTTTGCCGAGAAATTAACAAATTGGCAGTACTGTTTACCACTACATTTAGCCTTCTAGACGTATGTGGAATTCACTAACATGGGTTGTTAATAATGTGGAAATATTTACCTATAAAGGTTTAAGGTAGTATTTTCCACATATACCTGGAGCTATTTCTGAGAAAACAGAAATTGGAGGAGTTTTAGAGCCGTCGCCAGACGGGGATAAAACCCGCCAATTTATGTGCAAACCAATTGTGAGCAACGCGAGCTATTGGTTTATTTCATGTTAATAACATAATGAAATGAGGCACAAACTCGCTCCGCTTCGTTCGGCCTGTTCTTCGAAAACTCGCTCTGCTTCGTTTCCTGTGAACATGTCTTTTTTATAAGTTCAACTACTAGTTGTTTCCTATAATTAATGATCAATAGCTAACAACTTTCGTTCGCTTCGCTCACTACGTCTCTTGAGTACTGACGCCCTCTACTCCGCTCCGCTTCGTTCGGTTGCCTGCTCGTGTTCAACTCGCCTACGTGATCTTAACTGTTAAAGTTACTACCCCACTATCCCATTTAACCCATGTTAGTGAATTCCACATTACGACCAACCAATAAAAAAGGCCGCTAAAATGCGGCCTTCGTTCTACTTCATCATCCCTCGCAGCATCTCTACCTGCGATTCTGACAGATTTTTTTTGGTACACCATTTGCTGAACTGTTCAGTACTGACATTGCCCTTACTGTTAGACATGAATGTACTGAATTTTTTCCTAATCACCTTATCCTCTGCACTGAATACAGCCGGACGACCTGGTTTCATGGTTTCAGTACTGCCATCTTCTAGCCCCAGATCGATATGATGGATGTTAGCAGTACCCAATGATTCAGCCTGTTCTCTGTCTACAACGTAAACCACGATTTCACTCTGAGAATCATAATCACGCAGATTAGAGCGGTTGATGAACTGATACAGGGTCTCAAACTCCCTAGCCTGTACCAGATTTTGGCCTGTAATGCCGAACTGCTCACGACACATAACAGCCTCTACAGGACTGGGTTTCATGCTGGCAAGCCAAACTGCCGTTGTGTAGCTCTGGTACGAGTTCATACCACGGCTATTAGGTGAAATGTACTGGCCTGAAGTGAGGATATTACTCATGTCGCCTTTGGTTGAACTGTTCGACGTATAGTAGTACTGACCCGTTACGTTCTGCTCTATGTACTGTGCAATGGTAGGCAATGCATTAGGGTTGTCAGACCTGAAAGTACCGCTAAAACGTTTCTTATCGAGAAAATAGTACACCTTAAGTCGTTCACTCACAGGTACTGCACGTTGCCGTAATGACACTGTGACTTCTGTAAACAGACCTGGGTTAGAGCGGTACACTAAGGACTCTGTGAAATTGTTCGCTATGAATGTCATATCCAGGCCAGCATCTACGTATTTCTGTATATCTACCCATGCCATGATCGACAACTGGTTTTTATCATCCCTGTACACTTCATGCCCGTCCTGAACCTTAGTACTAAAAAAATCGCTATTCATCAGAACGTGATCGTACAGATCAAGAAACCGAAAACTTTGACCTAACTCTGCAAGTAGATCATCTGTGAACGACGTTACTCGTTTAGCGGTACAGTACTGCTTATCGAGATCAGTGAAATTAGTGAAAAGCTGTTTATGTACTTCGTGTTTCTTCTCTGTGTTGAGAACCTTATAGCAATGAAAACAAACCACATCATCCAGTATGATTTTTCGATCATTGAACAATAATAGATCTGAAACACTCAAAAAAGCCCGCTCACTGATGATTAGTATTCTGTGGGTCGGTTCTTTGAGAAATGTAATTACTTTTTTTTCAACGCTGCTATCTTTTTCTTCTGATGAGATAACTGTACATATATCCCCTAGTGCATTAGCAGACTGTTTCATCAATTGTATTTCTGAATGAACCAATAAATACTGGTAATCAGAGCGTTTCATCATTTCTAGAATTTTATGAGTTTTAGACGATCCGCAATCGCCTTGAATATAGTTTAGCATTTTACAATCCTTGTAAGTTGGTGTTGGCAGTACTGAATTGATGGTTCAGTACTGCATAGTATTTAACGGGGAACCGTATTCCTGTACGGCTCCCCGTTATTTTTTTACAGCTTTACTGTAATGCGTTTTCCACGAATATCATTTTTCAGTTTCCGAATACGTAATTTCAGTGCTGCGATGATTTCACGTAACGGCATTGGTTCAGTTTTGTATTTCTCAATTACAATTTCTATCGCTTTTATCTTCCCCCGCTGCCATGCAGCATGTGCTTTTTTTGATGTTTCAAAATAGCCGAGATGAACTTTTTTTGATTTACCGCTTGCTTGAAGTTGTCTGCAACGAGCAATATACTTTTTACCCGTCATACACACACCAATCGGATGCGACCCACGTGATGCCCCGCTGTCGATCAAGACTGTATTCACATACTGTGGTATATATCGACATGTATCAGGGCTGTAATGTTTATTGCCTTGAATGAGCAAATCTTTATCAAGAGAATATCCATGAATATAGTTAGAGCGTAACCAGGTTATGAAACTGGACAATACTAACCATTCTTTCTCTACCGTTACACCAATATATGTAGGATGTAATTTATGATATTTTTGTGAATATGCACGCTTTAGCAAATTTTTCCATATTGTATACTCCAGATAGTACAAATTACACACATCATCAATGTCATTATATCCAATACCATATATTTTTTTCTTACTCATTTTATGCTTCCTTGCATTGTTGAACCGGATTTCCTTTCCGGTATTTGTGAAGTACTGACACGTCCTATGTCAGTACAGTTATATGCAGATCCTGAATTACCTCATGTAGTTCAGGCTTTTTTATTCCAGTACTACTAATTCAGAACTGTGCTCTGATTTATTAAGTACTGTATTGCCGCTGCATTACCCGGTTTTAAGTTCTTACTACTGCTAATACGTTCTAATTCTGCAATTTGTGCAGGGGTGAGCCTTACCATTACTGGTATTGTTTTTTTATCGGTCATTTGATTTATCCTGTAATCTTTTTGACTCAAAATCGACGTGAAAAAACGCCCCTTATTGCAAGGGGCAAACATAACCACAATCGAAAGGAGTTTTTGGAACGAACTTGTTTTGATAATTAAGATTGTAACACTCATGCGATTTTCATCCCAAAAATGAGCATTATTTTTTCTTACGTAGTTATTTATCAAATTACTCAGAAATGAGGCTGAAATGAACCAAAAACAAGAAAACCCGCATTTGCGGGTTTTTTGTAGTTTTGAAAGAATCTAAAAATCAATTGCAAGTAGTGCCTTATTACCCTGTTCGATTACCTGTACTGTTTCGCATAACAACTTGAAGCGATGAATAATCAGTTCATTTCTGCATGTGGCAATCATAGGATTAAGATTACTTATAACAGCCTCTACATCCTTCAGTACTTGTTCAATGTTACCACCATCAGCAAACGTACTTTGAAGCACTTCTACCTTACTGCTTAAAGTATCAAGTACTTTAATAACTTCTTCATCTATTAACTCGAAAGCGATTTCAAAACCTTCATTCAAATAATTTAGGTACACTTTGGTCATTTCGACCTCTGTTACTGAAGGTTGCCTAATCATTTCAACCCGATGATTCATTATGTCGATCTTCATGTAACCTACATCTAAAACACAATTATTCGATATGGTAATTATGCTTCTCAGATTACATCTATTATCAGTAATTAAAACATGTTTTAGTACGTCCTTGTGATAACTGATGTCGTAAATGTATATAGTTCCATCCGACAGATCGAAACGCCCACATTTAATTGAACTGATAACATTGGAAAGGTGCATGTTAGTTTTGCGTCTTAACACCGTGTTATTCTGATCAATGATTGCTTTAATATCGTAATCATAATTCAGCTTCACAATATGACTTTCGTTCTCGATTTTGTAGATTTGTTCTGCAATAGTTTCGCGTTCTGCAATGCGTTTACGTTTGAATCCCATCAACAAGAACAATTCTTCTTCGTCAGATGCACTCTGCATTTGCACATTTAACGCATCAATTTTAGAACTGATATCTGATAACTGACTTTTGAGTGATTCAACTGATGATTGTTCTACGTCCTGCCCATAGATAACATTAAGATCTAATCCTTTAATATGGTTCAACAGGAAACGTTCACTATCGCTATATCGCACCAGTTTAGAATCACAGTGCTCGTCTTTTGTACGCTGTCTATAACATCTAAAGTACTGGCTGCCGTTTGACATACTCTGAACGTTCATCGGACTACCACATACAAGGCACCTGCTAATGCCATTAAACAAATTACGCTGTTTAGTTGTAGTACTTCTGGGTTTTCTGGCCTGAATGTTCTTATCCATAAGTGATTCAACCTTCGAAAAAAGTTCATCACCGATTACGATTGGATAGATCCTAATAGCATTCAAGTTTGCTTCATGCTTTGCCTTACGATTTTTCAGGAGTCTCTTTTCAGCTTCTTCATCAGTTTCATCATCTCTCTGAGACACGGTTTTATACTTTCCGACCAAATAGCCATTTAACCGTCTGTCGCGTAACTTATTGTATACTGTGACGAGGTTCCAGCCCCTGTCGTTGTATCTGTCACCATTAGCGTTCAGCGTTTTTACGATTTCAGTAACACCCATACCGTTAACATACATTTTGAAGATATTTCTTATTTTTTCGACATTTACAGTATTGATAATATAAGCCTGCTTATCTTCGCTCAGTGACAGCCAATCAGGAGTATTGTTATTTAACGCCGTACCTTGTTCTTCGGCGGTCGCCTTACGTTTTTTCCAGGACTTCTTACTAAAGTTCGATTTACGTAAAGATTCGTTGTACGCACGACTGATAGACATATTGAGTACTGTACTGGACTCTGGGATACGGTTACTAAAGCAACTGCCAGATTCAACCTCTAAGATGTCTATCCCATTCATGATCAGCGTACTAAGTTTGTTGTTAGCCTCATAGTTGCTCAGTCGAACTAGTCTATCAATATTCTCGCAGACTAGAACGCCGCTTGTGATCTTCCGGTCTACTACTGCTTTATAGAATTTTCCGAGCGAGCTTTTCGCCCCCCAGTTAGCCCCTTTAAAAGCACTTTTGCCTATGTCTGAATCCAAAATTTCGTAATTTTCAGGATCTAACTGATATCCCAAACGCTGATCCAGCGTTGCATAACTGAGGTATTCGGTAACAGTAGAAATTTGCCTGTCAATCCCGAACCCGTGCTGTTGTTGCATCGTCGATATACGACTGTAAACGTACGCTTTGACACATTTCAC